AGGGTACCCATCATGTTCGCGTATTCAAGGGCCTCTCCTTCACCTATGCCATAATAGCTTTCTAAATTATCAGCCCATTTCTTCACGCTGTCGGAGGCTTTGCCAAATATCTGGTCGGTTGCTCCCAGGGCATCCTGCAAATCAGCAGCCATCTTAAATGCTGCGCCACCCGCCGCTACAATGGGAGCGGTAACCTTCAAGGACAAATCCTTGCCTATATCGGTCATCTTTTGCCCGGCATCTTTTAGCTTTTGTCCGACCTTCTCAGCAGTAATGCCGGTTTCACGGAGCTGCTTTTCAAACTTTTCAAGNTCTTGCTCNGCNTTNACNACTTCGCGTTGGAAGGCTCTGTATTGCTCTTCGTTAATTTCACCCTTGCGGAATTGCTCGTTGACCTGCTCCTGNGCAGTTTTTAAGCGGTCGAGCTTTTCCCGGCTGTTTTCAACGGCCTCGGCAAGGAGTTTCTGCTTCTGCGCGAGGAGTTCAGTGTTTTTCGGATCAAGTTTTAGGAGGCGCTCAACTTGTTTTAACTCGGACTGGACATCACGGGTCTTTTTATTTACGTCCTCTAGAGCTTTATTAAGTTTTTGGGTGTCGCCGCCAATCTCGATTGTTATGCCTTTAATTTTACCGGCCATAATTTCACCACCTATCGAAATCCGCCTGTGTTGCCATCCTCACGCTGTCCTCTTTCTCATCTTCTTCCCCCAGCCGTTCGTTGTTGTAAGTTGTTATAAAATCGATAATCATCCCAAGCGTTAAATGCTCAAAATCACGCAAGGTTAAGCCCCTCTCGAGTGCCCGGAGCATTACCAGCTCCGTTGTTAACTCGAGAGGGGTTTCATCATCGGTTTCTATTTTTTTTTAGGCTCTACTGTTGCGCTGAAACTTGAAAAGATTAACTCCGCCAACTCGGGCAATATTTCATTCAAAGGAAAGACTGAAAACTCGTCTAGCCATTCCAGCGGCGGCGGGATTGAAGGGTCTGCGGTTTTGGCCAGCGTCCAGATAAGGTTATAGAATACTTCCAGGTCGAGTGTGTCAATATTTTTTATCTGACCCTTGCTGTCAATAACGGACTGGAGCCGGAGAATATCCTGCAGGGCGTCCCTGCCGAACTGGGCTTTATAGCGTAAGAGAAAGGCGCCGGTGCTTTTAAACCGCACCTGGCGCCCATCAATTGTAAGTATCTTCTCCATAAGTTACGCCTCCGGAGTTTTGATGTATACCGCTTCGAAGAATGTGTCATATGCAGCGCTACCTTGAGGAACTTTTGCTTTAACATCTCCTGTATCTGGTGCCGGTCGTGCTGTTATATTCATTGTTTCAGTTTGCGGTTCTTTGGTGTTAGTTTTTGTAGATCCAGAAATGTTTGGACGAGAAGCAAGAACATAATACAGTACATGCCGGGTCTTTTTAGCGTCCCCGTCAAACTCGAACAGAAGCGCAAAATGCTTCACTTTGGCGTCCTTGTTTTCAATAAGCGCCCCGTTTGCGTCAAGTTCGTCGCCCAGCACATCCACACGGAATTCATCCGGAATCAAGGCCATTTCTAGACTGCCGGTATAACCGTCGTTTGTGTTTTCTTCATAATAAACGCTGTCATCTGCGTAAAACTGAACACTCTCTCCGGCTGCGTCCAGGGTAAGATTGACGGCTCCCCTGATAGGTTTTGGCGTATCGTATGTTATTACACCATCTGTTTCCGTGACAACTGCATAATGCACGTTTTTAAGCCCAAATTTAATCTTGTTAGACATTGGCTCTTTACCTCCTTAAATTTCATAGAGGACCTGATACAAGCCCTCACTGTCGATGTACGTTTCAGTCTTGTCCCAGTAGATTTCATTCGCATCAAAAAGACCCTCGATCAGGGCCTCTGCTGCCGGGTCCTTTGTTTTGGTGTATAGTTCCACCTGGTAGTTATCGGCCTGGCTGTGTACCTTGTTGTCGGCTCCAAAGTTGCTGGAGTAAGCAAACAAATAAACGATATACGGTGGACTCGGCGGCGACGTGAAGTGATGATACGCTACCGGCAGGCCGGTAGACTTAAGCAAGTTAAACAATGCCTCTTCATCCACGTTTGATCACCTCCTCTACTTCACGGGTAAATTCCCGGATTACTTCTTCCTCGGCAGGCCGGATATGCGGCCTCCCCTCTACCCGGCCACCGCCCACCTTGGCATGGCCGTACTCAAGCAAGTGCGTCAGCCGGTAGTGCGGGGCCTTAACGTGAATAATACGCAAATCCGGCTGGCCGATTGCTTTTTCTGTAGACATAGTCCAGCTTTTTGCGTATTTGCCGGTTTTTTTCGGAGATGTTTGTTTGAGCTTCTTAACTGCGGCTTTTCCGACTTTCTCGCTTGATACGTTGACCTTCTCGACCACATCCTGAGAATATTCAGCTAGGCCCTTGGCTATCTCGGCGGCCAGCTGGTCAACGCTGATTTTAGCCAATTTATATCCACCTCTTGTCTATGGTAGCCCGTCCTAAAACCGGCAATCCCCCAATTGTGCCTACAAACTCAAAATATAGCGGCCCGATTACGTCTCCGGGTATCACATAATCATATTGATATTTGCCCACATCGCTTGGCAACACAGGTATGTCCTCACCTACTTGTTTTTTGTAGCCGTCGTAAATTCGCAAAATAACATTCTCAGGTGACACAAGCTCCCCGTTAAAATCCCTAAATTCTGCTTTTAGCCTGATTGTATTTCCGATTAAGGGCATCACTCCTCCACCTCCAGTTTGACTTCCCGCTCTTGGATAGACAGGCTTGGCTTACGTACTTGCATGTCCAAGCCAACGTCACGTTCCTGGATAGACAGGGTTACTTTTAGCCTTATATGCGGGCGTACTATTTTGCGAAGGGTATCGGCAATAAACTCGTATTCTTTGATAGCTTGTCTTAAAGCATCTGCGCTGTAAACTTGATCCGCCCGGACCACCCTGTAAGTATCGCCAACGCAAACGCCCAACTCAACAACAAAACGCATAGTGTCGGCAGTATATTGGTATTGCTTCACTATGTGCCTAAGCAGGTCGGCGTTATGGGCATCTGTTTTGACTATCATCCTTTTGGCATCGGCAGTATAATCGTAGTCTTTCAAGACTTTGCGGAACGTATCGGCAGTATAATCGTAGTCCTGTAGTATTTTTCTTTCAGCATCAGCAGGATAAGAATATTCTTTTGCAATTCGCCTTGTAGTATCAGCATTAAACTGAAATTCCTTTGCTATCTGCCGTTTAGCATCGGCAATAAACTCTTGTTCAGCTATGATTTGTCTTACGGTGTCGGCAGGGTAAACGTCTGCGGTAATTACAACGATTTTACGGAGAGTGTCGGCAAAATAAGCATCTTCCCTCAAAACCTTCCTAAGTGCATCAGCTTTAAATTCCTGCCCTGCTAAAACATTCCGCAAGGTATCAGCATTGTGTTCGTACGCTCTAAGCACTTGCCGTTTGGTATCGGCGTTATAGGTTTGCGCTTGGATTACCTTCCTTACCGCATCGGCAATAAATTTCTGCTGTATGACGATTTGCCTTAGTGTATCGGCTTTAAATTCCTGCCCTATCGCTATCTGTCTTACCATATCGGCTTGATATTCTGCTTCTTCGGCTATTCTGCGGAGAACATCGGCTTGATAGGCATAGGATTTCACTACCTGCCTGAGCATGTCTGCCTGATACTCGTAACTTTTCAGCAATTTCCGCAAGGTATCAGCGGTAAAAGTATATTCTTTGATTACTCCCCGTTTAGTGTCTCCTGCGAAAACATGATCTTGAATTATTTTGCGTTTGGTGTCTGCTTGATAGGCATAGTCTTTCAGAGTTATACGTTCGGTATCAGCAGAGTATTGATATGCTTTATTGACTTTACGGAAAGTGTCTGCANTGTAGGNATAGTCTTTCAGCGTTATACGTTCAGTATCNGCAGNGTATTGATATGCTTTNTTGANTTTNCGGAAAGTGTCTGCTTGATAGGCTTGGCTTTGGGCAATAGAACGTTTCGTGTCAGCATTGTAAGATTGACTTTGTATGATAGTGCGAATAAGATCGGCTACATATGCTCCCTCACAATATACAAGCTCCGGATCTCGAATATAGTTAGTGTAGAGCGTTTTACCTGATGCTGTTAGTGCCTTCCAACTGCTTAAATCGTTTGGATTAAGCACACGACCTTTGAGAACCCCCAATCTATTAAAGGGGACACTCCAGTNTACGTTGTTATCCTNGAACCAGCCGACAGCCGGTAGCACTAATTCGGTGAGGGATGAGCAGCCATTGGCATAGTAATACATGAAATTATTCCCCACGCTTGTAAGACCACTAGTGTCCGGGACAGCGAGAGAAGTGAGGGAGGAACAGCTACGAGCATAGGAAGCCATGAAACCAGACCCCACGCTTGTAAGACCGCTGGTGTCGGGGGCAGTGAGCGAAGTGAGGGAGGAACAGCCACTGGCATAGAAAGCCATGAAATAAATCCCCACACTCTCAAGACTGCTAGTATCTGGAACATCGAGCGAAGTGAGGGATGAGCAGCCCTCAGCATAGGTATACATGAAATAATTCCCCATTGNCCCAGTCAAANNCGACTTTTGGGAAATGGCGATACTAGTTATTGTTTTTGCATTATAGAACGAAGGCGTCATATAGTTATTGCCTGACTTATCCCAGTTGTGGGCTACTTGCATTGTTGTAGAAGTTATCGGGAAAGTGGTGCTTGTGCCTGAGACAGATAGAGAAGTCCATTCTCCGCTAGTCCCGGCACGGTAATATACCGTGCCAGAAATGGCAGAAGTAGAACCCCTGTACAGTCTTATCGGGCAAACCCCTGACGCTTCCGAAAATGTCAGGGTATGGATAACGTCATAATCTTGGTTAGGGTCTATAGTAGCCACGATTACTCACCGCTTCCCTAGCTTGTCGCTCCTATGGTTGCCGCAACCTGGATTCTCACACTTTCGTCATTCGCCGGTTCTTCCGTAGACGCTACTCTTGCTCTAGCCCAGAAGATTGTATTTGTTGCACCGATTTTTGTTAAGAAATCCAGCGGCTCTCCCCAATCTTCAGCCGTCCCTGGCTGTCCATTATTGTCAGGAGCAAGCTGCCACATCGTTACTTTTGCTGAATCTACAATACTGATCCTCGCATGGCGGGAGGAATCCTCAACGGTTTCGTAACCAGCATCGCAACGCACCGCCAGCTTGATCCAGCTACCCTCCTGGTAGCCTGCAGCAGGGACTTTGATGGCCCCGGATTCAATCGGATCCAGTCCGGTGCCACTTGACACAAGTGTACCGTCTGTGCCTCCTGCGGTTGGGTTATTTTTATAAATCTTGATTTTGCTTTCAGCCATTTATAACCACTCCATTTCTTGGTTCTTCAAAACCCTAATCTTCGCCCAGGTTTCACCGGGCAAGTTGGTCAATCTTGATTTTAGCCAT